CCAGAGTTCCAGCGCCGCGCCCGCGCCATCATGAGCGACGAGGAACGGATGGCGCTGATCGATTACATCGCCCGCGACCCCACAGCCGGGGTCTCGCTTGGCGGTGGCGTCCGAAAGGTCCGGTTCGCACGCGATGGAGGCGGCAAGAGCGGCGGATATCGTGTCATTCACTTTTACGGCGGCAACGATGGCATTCCGGTCTTTCTGATCACCGTCTTCGCCAAGAACGAAAAGGCCAATCTGACCAGGGCGGAAACGGAAACGGTCAAGTCTCTCGGCAAACTGCTGGCCGACAGCTACAGGAGCGCAAGATGAGCGACGCATTCAAGAGCATCGAACAGGGCCTCAAGGAGGCCATTGCTCACGCCCGCGGCGAAGAAGCCGTCACGATCCACGAGATCGACATTCCCGACGCGGACGTCCGGGCCATCCGTGCCCGCACCGGCCTCTCGCAGGCCGAGTTTGCCAGGAGCATCGGCGTGAAGAAGTCCACGCTTCTGAACTGGGAACAACACCGGCGTTCGCCGGAAGGCCCGGCCCGTGTTCTTCTTGCGCTAATCGACAAGGATCCGAGTATCGTTCAGCGCACGCTGGCAAGCTGAGCCTCACCCCATGTAACTCGACCGCCGTGTCCGCCGCCGAGGCGCCGGGCGGGGCGCGGGCCTCGCTGGTGCCTCGCCGTCCGCCGCGGCCGTCTCCACTGCCAGTTGTCGCTCCAGATCCTGCCAGCGCGCCTCCGACCAGCGGTCAGCCCCGGCAATCCAGGCGGCAGCGCGGGCATAGACCCGGCAGTCCAGCGCCTCGTTGCGCTCGCGCAGCTTCTGCCATTCGAGCTTGGTGAAGCCGCGCCTGGTGCGCACCGTGACCAGCTGCTCGGCGGTGAGCTGCTTGAGCCATTCACCGTCGGCCCATGTCGGCAGATGCACGGTTCCCGCCGGGAACACGGCGCCGGCGGTGATTTCCTCTTGTGTCGGTCGCTCCTGGCGCAAAAAGCGATAGGTCTCGGCCTTGAAGGTCGAGGTCGCCACGGACCAGAGCCGCGCCCCTCGGCGAAGCCGGCGGCCGGCCACGGTGGCGTCGACATAGGTCGGACCCGTCACCGGGCTGGCGCGGTTGAAGCCCTCGAGCCCCTTGACCGGCGCCACCTGCGCGAACCCCACCTGCCGCGCCCAGCCATAGACGGCGCTGGTCTCATAACCCGTGTCGATCGCAAGCTTGGCGATCATCAGATGCTGGCCAGAGGCATGCGCCCATGTACGCCCCAGCAGCTCGGTCAGTTTCTGCCAGCAGGTCGGATCGCCGGGACCGCCCTCGATGACGACGTGGTCCACCAGCCAGCTTTCCAGCCCGCGGCCCCAGGCCCAGACGTCGATCTCGATGCGGTCCTTCTGCACATCGGCGCCCGCGGTCAGGAACAGGCCACCCGCAGGCACGGTGCCCGCTTTCCATGTCTCCCGCCGCTCCGCCAGCCGCTGCCAATCCGGGGCCTCGCCGGTCTCGAACCAGGTCTCGCCGAGGATGGTGTTGCGAAACGCCCGCATTGCTTCGTCCGACCCCTGTGCCGCCTCCCAGGCGCGCGCGATCCGCGCCCATGAAAGCCAGCCGATCGGCGAGTAGAGCGCCGAGAGGTGATACCCCACCGTGTGCGGGTCTTCGGACTCCGCCGTCGCGCGCCAGTCGCCTTCCGCCAGCATCGCTGTCTTGTGGTGCTCGGCGATAGCGGTGTCGCAGCCCTCGCAGTGGTATTCCGCCGTGTCCGGCTGACCCTTCTCCCATCGCAGCCGCTCGAAGCGCAGCCATTGCACATGCCCGCAATGCGGACAGGGCACGAAATAGCGCCGTTGGTCGCTGGCCTCGAATTCCCGCTCGATCCTGCTCAGCCCGCGGATGGTGGGCGTCGAGATCAACAATGCCTTGCGGCGATGCGCGAAGGTCAGCGACCGCGCTTCCGCCAGCGTCACCGGATCGCCTTCCTCGTCCGCCGAGGCCGGATAGGCATCGACCTCGTCGAGAAACAGGTACCGCGCCGGGGTCGAGCGCAACCCCACCGCCGAATTGGCGCCGGTCATGATCAGGATGCCGCCCGCGAATTCCTTCGACAGCATCGTGTTGCCCGCGTCGCGCGAGCGTGCGGGTTTGACCCGGTCGCGCAGCTCCGGGCTTTCCTCGATCAGAGGATCGATCCGCTGGCGCGAGTTGCGCTTGGCCAGTTCTACCGTCGGCTGCACCGCCAGCATCGGCCCCGGCGCGTGGTGCATGACAAAGCCGATGAAGCAGTTGCCCGCTTCCGTGGCACCCACCTGCGCGGCCTTCATGAACACCACTCGCTGCACCGGGCTGACCGGCGAGAGCGCATCCATGATCTCGCGCATATAGGGCGTGCGCGCGGTCTTGTAGCGCCCGGGTTCCGCCGAGGCGCGCGACGACAGCCAGCGATGCCGGTCGGCCCACTCTGACACGGTCAGGTCCGGGTCGGGCCGCAGGCCCCGCGACCAGGCGCGCAGCAGGTCGTCTGCCCCATCGAACCCCGCGACATCCTCACCCAAGGCCGCTGCGGATATCGGCGAGGCTGTCGAGCTGGGCGCGGACATGGGCTTCCAGGACTTTCTGCATCACCGCCGCCTCCACCGTGATCCCCTCTCCAAGGGCAGCCGCCAGTTCCGAGGCCATCAGCGCCGCCACACGCGCAGGCCATGTCACCCAGGCATCGCGTTCCTCGCGCGCAAGGCGGAACATCAGGGTTTCCGCCCGCGCGCGGTCGACCAACTCGCCTTTCAGCTTTTGCAGCCGGATGCGGCGTTCCTGCGCTTTCAACACCTCATTCGCGGTCTTGGCCTGCAGGAAGGTCGTGCCACCGCCGACAGCCGGCGCGGCCATTCCCTGCTCCTTGAGCGTGTCCCCCACCGCAGCGACGGCGGCCTCGGGCACCGGCTTCAGCTTGGACTTGCCGGTCGCGGACGCTTTGGGCGCGGCGCGGGATTTCGATGGGTCGGTCATCTCGGCGCGCCGTGTGTCCGACGCATCGGCGTCGATACTGCCATCAGCAAACAAGACCAGTCGGCCAGCTTCCTTGGCCTTCTGGATCGCCCCGCGCGACAGGCCCGCGCGGGCGGCATACTGGCGTTCGCTCAGGCCCTGCATGATTCGCTCCGCGCGACATAAAGCAATGTTATTGCTGCGATTTCCGTTGATTGTGTTCCGCCCCGGAGCGATTCTGATTGCACAAGCACGATGCAACTCACCACACGGAGCCACGCCATGACCAGCCTGAACCCGCAAACCACGCCCCGCCACCAACTCCGCGCCGAGAAGGCCAGGCGGAACCGCGAAGCCGCACTCGCCGCCTTCATCGGCAAGAAGGCCGAAATCGACGAACGGCTCGCCCGTCTGCAGGCGCTCAGCGACGACCACTTCAACTGCCATCCCGACGAGGTGGGCTGGGCCATGGTCGGCACGCTCGAGCACTACAACGGGTTGCTGAAGCGCATCACCGACAGCGCCTTTGGCGAGGGCGAATACGCCGGGTAACCCCTCCGGACCCTGACCAAGGACGGCCCGCCTCGATGGCGGGCTTCACCCGGTAGAAGGCGGCGCACCCCGCGCGGCCCGCAACCGGAGACCATCCATGACCCAGATCCAGCTATCCGACGCCCAGCTCGTGATCCTCAGCGCCGCCTGCGCGCGCGACGACGGGGCCGTGTTCCCCGTCACCACCACCCTCAAAGGCGGCGCGGTCGGCAATGTCTGCAAGAGCCTGCTGAAACGCGGGCTCATCGAGGAAATCGAAGCCACTGACCTCAACACCGTGTACCGGCATGACGAAGAGCGCGGGCCGATCACCCTGCGCGCCACCCCGCTGGCCTACGCCACCCTCGGAATCACCGACCCGCCCGACGCGCAGGACGACGGCCAGCCGCAGCCCGTGCGCCGCCGCAGCGGCACCAAGCAGGACGCGCTGATCGCGATGCTGAGCGCCGAGGGCGGCGCGACCATCGACGAGATCGTGGCAGCTCTGGACTGGCAACCTCACACCGCGAGGGGCGCAATCTCCGGCGCGCTCAAGAAAAGGCTCGGGCTGACCATCACCTCGGAGAAGGTCGAGGATCGGGGGCGGGTGTATAAAATCGCTTAGGGCTGACCGCTCACCAAGACCCCAGAAGTTCGCCGCCGTCCTTCACAGGGCGGCGGTCTTTCATTGCCACGATAAGAGGTCGCGCGCGGCGGCCTGAAGGATATCCTGCGCCATGCGCGGCTCGCAGGTGTAGACCCCGCCCGGATCGGGCTCGCCGACATGCTCATCGAACCAGTCGCGCGCTTCGTCGGAAATCGGGCGCAGCACGACGATCGTGCCGTGATCGGTGATCTCGATGTGTCGCCAGCCTTCGGACATATCGAATGGCTAACAGCACGACAGACCACCTGCCAGTGGAAAGTCCGTCAGCCGCGCAAGCGCTCGAACAGCCGACGCAGCAGGTAACCCCGTGCCAGCGACACGCCGATGAAGGCGAGGCCGATGGTCATGTGCTCGGCCAGCCCTGTCTCGATCCCGAACCACGGGAACACGACGATCTGCGTGGCGATGGCCAGACCATAGCCGACAACCACGTTCGTCGCAGCCTCGACCATCGACATGGTGCGGCTCTGCCTCATCGTAGCCCCTCCGGCATGCTTTCCATGAACGCCATCACGAACTCCGCCGCGAGCGGCGGCACGATCGCATTGCCGTAGCCCCGCAGAAGCCCCATGCGGCCGGATATCCCATCAGCCAGCGGGAATGTTCCGGGCTCAACGGGCCGCCAGCGGCCATCCCGGCAGAGGAGCCAGTCTGGATCTCGCCAGACGCCGTCCGTCGCATTGGCCCCGGTGGGCTCGGTGCCGTCGACCAATCCACAAGTTTCACCGTCCTGCGACTCGCATCGGTGTTGCCGGCCGCGTTGTACGCTGCCGTCGCGGGCGAGCCCGCCATCGCCGTCGGCCAGCCCGCCAGCCAGACCTGCCGGCCCAGCAGCGCGTTGATCGGCACCGCCCTGCATTCCGATCCGTCCTTGTGGTCCCGCGCCGAGGCCGTCGCCCAGCCCGCCAGTTGCGCCACGCCCGGCAGCGCCACGGTCACTTTCCGCCCGTCCGGCGTCCGGCCGGAGGCGGAGGTCCCCTGCGGCCATCTCTGCCCGCCCGCGCCATTCCCGACCGTCGGAGACGGCCAGCCCGCTTTCGGCAGTGTCCAGGGCGACAGCGCCGAAGAAGAGCCGCTGGCGGATGTGCGGGGCACCGATGCCCGCAGCCGGCAGATCGGCCGCCGCGACGGCGTAAGATGCCGCTTCCAGCTCAGCCGCCAGAGCGTCGAACCACGCCCAGTCAGCCGGGCCCTCAACCGCCGCGCCAGGCTTTCTGCCAACGCGTCCGAGCACGGCCGCGCTCGCGACCTGCTCGCCGAAGACGAAGTCCGGTCGGCAGACGGCGATGAGGCGCAGGAAGGCTGGCGCGAGGTGGCGGTCATCGTTCTGTCCCTTGCGCTGCCCGGCCTGGCTGAACGGCTGGCAGGGCGGCGAGCCGGTCCAGACGGACAGGTCCGTGCCCACGCCGGCGAGGCGCAGCGCGTAGGGCCAGCCGCCGATTCCGGCGAAGAAATGGCATTGTGCGAAATCGCGCAGCTCGGCGGGCTCCACGTCCAGGATGGACCGCTCGTCTACCTCGCCATCCGGCAGCAGATTGGCCGCGATCAGCTCCCGCAGCCATGCGCAGGCCGCGGGATCGGCATCGTTGTAGTAGACGGCCATCAGGCGGCGGCATCGGCCTTGTCGCCCAGCCGCTCTTCCTTCACTGCCGCGAAGGTCCGACCGTCGCCGTCGAGGATCGCGTCCTTGCCGGTTTCCGCCTGCCAGCGCTCCACGGCAACATCGACATAGGCCGGGCTGATCTCCATCGCGAAGACGCGGCGGCCGTTCGCCTCGCCCGCCATGATCTGTGAGCCAGAGCCAGAAAACGGCTCGTAGCAGAGGCCGCCGCGGGCGACGTGCTGGCGCATCGGGATACCGAAGGCATCGAGGGGCTTGGGCGTCGGGTGGTCGGGCCGCTCGTCCTTGGCGAAGCTGGGCATTTCCCAGGTCGAGGGCAGCGTCTGCTCGGCCACCTTCGGCGGGCGGTTGGGGCGGCGCCAGCCCATGAAGCAGGGTTCGTGCTTCCAGAGGTAGTGGGACCGGGTCAGAACCCCGCGGTCTTTCACCCAGATGATCTGCTGATGCACAAAGGCGCCGGCCTTTTCCCAGCAGGCCTCGAGCATCGCCTGGCGGCGCGAGGCGTGCCAGCAGTACCAGGCCGCATCCTCGGTGATCGCTTCGGCGACGGCCGCGGAGATGAACCCGTCGTAAAGCTCCGCGCCCTGTGAACTGTCGTCCCAGGTCGTGCCGTAGGACTGCGACCAGTCCTTGTTGCGGGTCGGGTGGTTCGAGCCGTCATAATCCACCAGATACGGCGGATCGGTCGCGAACAGGATCGCGCGCTCGCCGTTCATCAGGCGATGCACGTCGTCGTGCGAAGTCGAGTCCCCGCAGAGCAAACGGTGGTCGCCGAGGATCCAGAGATCGCCCGTCTGCGACGCCGGATTGCGCGGCGGTTCGGGGATGGTCACCGGCGGCACTGTGCCACCCGGGCCAGCACCATCCTCGCCTTCGCCTTCCGGCACATAGGCCAGCAGCTTGTCCAACTCGCCGTCGGAAAACCCGACCAGCGACAGGTCGAAGTCTTCAGCCAGCAACTCGTTCAGTTCGGCCGACAGCAGCGCCTCGTCCCATGTCCCGAGTTCGGTCAGTTTATTGTCCGCGATCCGATAGGCCCGGCGCTGCGCCTCGGTCAGATGCCCCAGCACGATCACTGGCGCTTCCGTCAGCCCCAACTGCGTCGCGGCCAGCACGCGCCCGTGCCCCGCGATCAGCTCGCCATCCTCGCCGACGAGGCAGGGCACGGTCCAGCCGAACTCGGCCATGCTGGCGGCGAGCCTCAAAACCTGGTCCGCGCCGTGCTGCTTCGCGTTCTTCGCGTAGGGCTGCAGGCGCGCGAGCGGCCATTGCTCGATCCGCTCGGGGGCGAAGGCGAGGGTCATATCGGTGATCCTGTTCGATTGGTTGGCACGCGCCCATCGAGGGGCGGCACGGTGGCTTCTGGGGGCGGGGTCCAGCTGGATTCCGCAGGTGGACCCCAGTAATGGCTTCCAAACTGGACTCCGGAGTCCAGCAGGTATCCACCTGCGGGGTCCAGCTAGGGCACTGATTTTAAGAATGTTTCAGTCGCTATGGGGTGGATTCCGAGCGGGGTGGACTCCCAAAAAAATCACCCTGACGCTAGCGAAATTGCGCGCTGCGCCCCCCAGCATACGAAGTGCACGAAAAGGAACCGTAAAATCAACGGCTTACGGGTCGGCGGAGACGGTTTTTACGGTCAACCGGTCACCGTCTGCCCGGTGTCGAACTGTCGCCGCTCTCGTGCCATCGTGTCCCCTTCTGGATTCCAAACTGGACTCCGGGTGGACCCCGGAATCCAGCGGAGGCCGGCCAGTTCAAGCTGACGGCTTTCGATGCCCCCAAGGGCACTGCGGCTTGTACGGCTCGCGTGCGCGCTTCGGTGGCCGCTGCCAGGGCTCGTCTTT